TATCGGCGATTTTCTTTGCATAGCTTGAAAGCGTGCTTTGTAAGTTCGTCGGTTCCAACCATCCAAGGAGCCGCATTCGATGAGATTAGAGAAGCCGGAGCAACGCCTGCCAACATTACAAGACGGCCGTCGGCATAAGCCGCAATAGCCTCAAATGAAGACTGTACTGAAAGAATGAGTGCTTCTTTTGCACTGAGTCCAGTCGCGATTTCTCCTTCCACAACATCTGCACGCCTTAAATTCGGAAGAATCTCTTCGACATGCTCAAGGGTTGCAGGGACAATTCTATAGATCGTCATCTCGTCACCTCAGCATCCGGCATGATCGAAAGAATCGAAGCGGGAAGCGGGTCACTCTGACGGATACACAGCTGAGCCTCTTTAGTCCAGGAGGCGGCAATGCCGATATCAAACCAACCGGAGGCTAAAGCTATCGGAGAACCATACGGTTCAGTGCTTCTTTGCTTGAGTTCAAAGAGATGCTCCCAATCGCTGCCCGCCCAAAGTCCTCTGGAGTCTCGAGTGAGAATGCGCACGCTTCGGATAAGAGTTTTCTTACCGAAGAGACTTCCGTCAGCGCCTGACAAACGCAGTGTTTTCAGTTCACTCTGATATCGAAGGCCCACCCGAACCAAAGAAGCTGAGTGATTGAGCGTAATAGAGCCGTTTTTAACAATACAATCCGGATGTACTGAGCCGTCAGCTAACACTCCCACTGTCATACCCTCTAAATGAGATAGCCCGCTCAAGGTCACAGCAGGAGCGCCGGAATATGAAAGAGCTGAATCAAGAAAAACGCTGTCCTCTAAGCTAACGCCGTCCCTTGGAGCGAAGTACTCGATATATCTCCTTGTTTGTCCGTTAATAGTCCGACAAACTTCAAAATAAGTCCGGTCTTCTTCGTCTTCATCGATTACGCAAACCGACTCAAACTTTCCCTGAGTATCGTGCCGATGCCATGCGAAGACCTCGTGCTCGCGCATGTAAGTCAATCCAAGAAGAACTCCGTCACTTCTCACGCACCAGGCAATTGAAAACGGTGACTGCGCAAAATCCCAGTCTCTAATCTTCTTTCCTATGAAAAGATGATCTGCCAGAACACAGAGATCGTTGCCGGTAAACGAATCGCTTGACCAGTCGTAACCCACATCTCTCACAGACCTGCCTTTTGCCTGGACGACAAGCGCCATATTGCCAACTGCCAAAGGAGGCAGATTTGAAGATCCTCTGTAGGACTGCACCTGCATATTGATAGTTGCTGCCGTGACTGCATTATCTGAGTTTGCAATTGACCACTCGGAGGTGCTCGTCATTAAAAGCAGAGAGCGCAATGATAGGATATGACGTACAGGGTTCACTTGAGAGGCCGCAATCGTCAGCGTAATCGCGTCTTCGTCGGTGCTTGGAAGTTCCACTCCAAAGTCGTAATAGCTGCCGGTCTTAGTCATCCAAACGGTCTGAGGATATTGGGTTGAACCGGCAAAAATCATTCTCTGCTGAAAATATCCCACGGCCGAGGGATACCCGTTCTTTTCACACCACGCGGACATTGCCCATTTATAGGTCGAACTTATGCCGCCCGTATTTCCTGTCTGAGAAATTGCACCTCCTCCACTCCAGGTTGAGGCGCGGTATGCTGTTCCTGTTAGCACCCCTCCGCTATCACCGCCTTCATCAACTGTATAGGTGTACGCCTCTGTCGCAAAGACGTTTAGAAGATAGAATCTATTTGCATCGACCACATAAACAATTCCGGTCCCATTGCCCGTTCCCCTATCAGTTTTAGACCAACCAGCCCCAGAAAGGGTCACGGACTGTCCTGAGACCAGACTATGACGTGTGATATGAACTTCTACCCAACGTGTGTACTTTATCCCCTTGTAAGTAATCGAAGAGCTGTTGTAGTTGCAGGATGCCGCTTCAACTGTCATCGGCGCAAAAGTTCCCCCAGGGTTAGCTACAGCAATTGTCTTAGTCACCGATGCACTCACTGATCGCGAATTCGTCACGGAAGTAATTCTGGCAATGCCGATAGCCGAACAAATGAACTGCCACTTGACGCCGTAGTACGTGTCTGAGCTTCCGTCATCAGCCCATCCGGTACCATCCCACGCATACCCCTCATCGTGATCCGGTGCAGTGCCTCCCGTTTTTGTCTTCTTGTTATCAGAAGCTCCTGAAAGCTCTACAGCTTTATATATCTTTGAGTTGCTCACCACAAAGTCGCCAAGATTTACCTCTCTTCCGGACTGCCAGCTTTTATAGTCTCCCCAGTCCTGTATTTCAAAATAAATGTACCTGCCGACATCTGAGGTTCCAAACGCGTCAAAGTTTGCCGTCACCGTGATGTCACCTTCAGAGGCACTCGCGCAAAAGAGTTTTGTTACATCAATATTGACATCTTCAAACGGACCGTTAGTTGGCTCATAACGCTCTATTACCCAATGGTTATGGGCATAGCGTTTAATTTGATAGGGTGGATATTTAGGGTGAACCACCGTCACAATATCGGCCGACTGCGCCCAATGAAGATCAAAAGTATCTGTTGATCTCCATGGCGTTGATACTCTTAGGACATTGCCGGCATTATCCTTAACCTCAGCGCCCTTATAGATAATCTTCATCGTCCGATTACCGAGCACAAGTACATAATTCTGATCGTCTCCCCAGCGAAAAGGCATCAGAAAATCAGGTACCGAGTGATTATTCCCTTCACAGACATAAATAGTCCCGGGGCGATTAGCGACTCCGCCGTAAGCCTGCACAAGAAAGTTGCGGCATGTTTCTAATCCGCTCTGATACTTTGCTAGATCAATACGGCCGGAAAGTGCGGGGCTTAATTCTCCGGCGGCAAATGACGGCTGAAACACATCGCTCATAATCTGACCCTCACAAATTCGGGGATCGGACTTGGGTATTCTTGTCTCTCACTGAGTGAGGCAGCTCTTGCCAAATCGTAAGCTCGTATCGCAGATTCTGCCGCTGTCTGCACCAACTGATGACTGCCGGCCAAAGGAGCGGCAACCTCGCAGGCAAGCGCCCAAATAAGAGCATCCTCAAAGAGCGGGTCTAAGTCTGTCGTGTCGTCTACATCCGTTACGATCAAGGCCCTCGCCTTGGCTTTATTTGTTGAAACAACCTTGATACCGTCCACTTTCTGAACTTCATAAGCAGGCCGCTCAGAGGGCAGCGGCCACCACTCCCAGCGAGAATCCTCACTGCCGCAGACATTAAAAATGCGCAGGGCGTTAGCCGGATATCGGTAACAGAACTGCCAGCCGGCGGCTTCCTGAGTTGTCAGTCCCAACGTCACAACCTGTCTTGCGAACGGCCAGGGAAGACGACGAATCAATCTTCGGCGTACTGAATCAAATACTCTGTTAATGACAATGGCTTCATTCTGAGCTGAGGAAAGACTTTCTATAAATCGCGTGTTGCCGATTCTCATTAAAGCGTTGTTAGCTATGTTGATCTTACTTTGCATGAGCAGATAACCCTAAAAAGACGGGGGCTCGCGGCCCCCAAAATACCCTCAACACAAGGAGAAATCGATTTTGTTTTGTCTAGCTGTACATGGCCCGCGGATAGTGGATATCATGCGGTGTGGCAATCGTGAGACCCGAGGTGATTAAAAGCCCCGTGAGAGTTCCCTTCACGGTGTAATTCAGACGTAAGAATCGCTTACCGCCGTAGGGAAGTTTGATACCGAGGGGACCTTTATTAAGTTCTTCCACACTCATCTCTGCGCTCTGAACCAGTACAGCAGCATCAGAGAAGTCTTCCGTTTCGCTCGTTTCAATCGCAACAGACAGCGTTCCTTCTCCTTCAATATCAGAACCGTCCTCCGTGCAGGGGATCGAGACCACCTCAAGCGAGCTATATACAGCTAAGTCCCGATTCGTTCCAAGATCAACGATATTGTCGGACACCGCAGTCGCAGCTACCGCCTGTTTATCTGAAAATCTGTTTAATGCGTCAAGCAGCATATCTGTTTCCTCCGTTAAGCAGCGACCTTCTGCGGGTCATAAGCCGGTTCATTAAATTCCAAGGCTTTAAGCGTTTGGATTTCAATACCATCAAAGGCCAAAACGCGTTTACCTTCCGCGGTATCCCACGTGAGATTGACGTTGTTCTTTGCGAGCACCTGTTTTCTTAGGTAGGTACGAACGGAACGCGGGCAGTAGATCACGGGCTTGCCCATGGACTGCTTTTCAAGGCGCTCAGTTAGATCAATCAGCAGATTGATGAGATTGATATCTCCGCTTTCGAGCTTAGCTAAGCTAATGTTTGCGATACGACCGCAGGATTCCCAGTCCACTACATGAAGACCGGCTTCCCAAGTGAACAGCGAAGAAACCGCACGGAATTTATTTCCGTTGGCATCTAATGCGTCGTTTTCCCCGAGATTCTGATGCTGTAGTCCAACAGGGGAGCCTTTCGGGAATAAGCCGTGAACGGTGTTGTCTCCCCATACAGGAAGATAGATAGAGGCATAGTTGTTTCCGCTCTTTGCTTCTTTATCTGCGTCAATTACCATAACGTGATTGCGAGCCTTCGGATCGTTGTATCGCAGATGAAGCCCGACAAAGTTCTCCGGATCCTTCTTCGGATTACCGTAGATCATGTTGTAAAGCATCTTCTGGCGCATTGCTTCCACAAAAGCCAAATCCTCAGACGCTCTGAAACTTGCATCATCTCCGTTAAGTCGCATTAAACGAACATCGATATCGGAGCGAGCTTCGATTGCGCTCATGACTTCTTCGACCTTTGCAGTCGTCGATTTAGAAACCGGAACACCTTGGTTAAGCACTCGGAAGTAAACCTCAGGCAAACCGGTACGAACAACCCCTGTGTGTTTTTGTGTACCGTTAGCTTCACGCCAAACGATATCGTCAAGCAGACGGTCATTGAGGTTTAACAGTTCTGTAATGACCATCATTTTGCCGTCAGGGTCCTTTCTGGAAGCCCAATCGGCAAGCGTTAGATTCCTATCAGCCAGTGTTGCCATTATTTATCTCCGTATAAAATTTTGTTAATGTCGCGCTCTTTCGGGGCTGATGCAGAAGACTTCACGCCCTGATCCTCTCTTACCGATTTGCCGACGCGATTGACAAAACGGAGCACTGCAGGATGATTACCAAATCCTGATTCATCCATGAGTTTCGTAAATTCGCCGTCTGGGTCATAAGCACTTAATGCCTTACGACACGTGGCTTGAGTTATGGGAAGATTCGTGCCGCCGATTTCCTTATCGGCTTTGACTTCCTTCTTCCACCCTTCGACCGTTTGTGTGTAAGCTTCTCTTTGAGCCTTAATAGCGGCATCTTGGCGCTCTGCGTATATATCCGCAAGCTTCTGAGCCTGCTCATTGGATAGCTTCAGTTCTTTAGCAAGCGGTGTAAATTTCTCGAGCGCTTCAGTATCAAGGCTCATCCCCTCCGGCACTTTGATGTCGTACTTTTCCGGAACAAGATTCTCTGCGTCCTCTGCTTTTTCCTGAGTTTCGGACTTCTCATCGTCTGGCTTTTCCGCCTCGTTTTGACTCTGCTCCGAGGTTTTATCCTTTCCGTCATCTGCCCCGGCAAGTAAAGAACTCTGTTTTGCCTCTTCAGTCTGCGAAGCCGCAGGTCCGGCTTCATTCGTCGGATTGTCTTTCGCTGTCGAATCGCTCATTATCATCCTCACAATCAATTAAAAATTTGGGCCACGCTCTCGGCTCTAAGTCACGAATAGACTGAGCTATCTGCATCCCGATTGACTGCCGTCCCAAGTGGAAGTCTCTCAGCGACGGCTTTTCTGAAAACATGTTGACTTCGGTACCGCAGACCTCAAGAATCGTTTTCAGAACATAACGACCTTCAGGCGTATCAATGACCGCCCCTAATGATTCTGCAAACCGATCCGCTTTCTCCTCTTCCATTTACCTAATCCCCGTTTGTCCAAGCATCGCACCCAAGGCGTTATCTCCCTGAATCTGCGCCTCGCTTAAAAGTTTTGCGCTCTGCACCGCCTGCATTGCCTGCTCACCCTGCTGCTGAGCAGCCGCGGCCTGGGCCTGTTGTTCTTTCATCGTTTCGACTTCTTCATCGTCTCTCACGGCGTTAACTGTTATGCCGGTCTTGTATGCGAGCTCCTTAATCAACTCCTCAAAGTTCACCCGCATCAAAGCTTCCTGCGAAGCGCTAATAATGGGGCCCGCTAAATTCATAAAAGCTTCAATATGCCCCACAGACTGCGCCTTCTGGCTTGCCGCAAGCGGAGACTCGTAAGCCACCGCAAGGCTGTTGTCAGTAAGCTCAATCCCCATAGGCGCATCGCCGAACATCCCGCGCTCGAAGAGGATACGGAAAGTTCTTTTAATTAGCGGATCTAAGAGCTCCTGCTCCAAGGACTGGATAACGGGACCAAGCATTAAAAGCTTCTCAGCTTTCCTCTCCAGAATTTCCGTAGCCGTTCTGACGTTATCGAGCTGAGCAACCATAAGGAACAAGTCTTCAAAGAATGCTCGTTTGATCCGTTCCTCTACCGACTGAATATCTGCAATCAGCTCGTTTAGCCTCGGATTGATCTCATAGACAGGTTTAAAGCCGGATTCTCCGGCAGAACTCGGAACGCGATTTACATATCCAGGCGAAAGACCTACCCTTTGCCCGATAATTTCTCCCATGAGCACCATCGGAGGGTTGACAAGCTTTGCCTCTGCCTCGGCTTTACGCATCTCCATCACCTGAAGGGCTTTAATATCGCCGATAGAAATCATCGCCGGAGCACGCCCGTATACATCCTCTCCGATCGCGTCCCATCTCGGACAGAGAACGGGAAACTCCTTGTAGCCGGACTCCTGAAGATATTCTCCGGACTGCGCGCCCTTTTCAAAATAGACCGAGGCAAAGGGCATATCTTTAGTCGTTTTACCTTCAGGGTCTCGTTCCTTGCGAGGCTCGATCACGTGAATCACTTTGATCCACTTGTCAAAGCTCTTCTGCTCGTATAGCCTCTTCGTACCGTCTCTCAAACTTTCAAACCCGAAGCGCTGCGCAAGCTGACGAACTGTCATTTCAAACTCGCGATAACAACAATCAACCCTTCCTTCTGAGTTTGTCGCGAGATAGAACTGCCCTACCGGAAACGGTGTTAAGCGGATCGGAGGCTTTGCAGGGTCCTCTGATTCGTCTACAAGGACGGCCGCAACACCGTAAGCCCCCAGTTGACCGTATGCAGTATGCAGCGCCCCGTATGTATTGGACTGCGCAAACACTGAACGCATAACGCCCGTGCATTCTTCCAGCCACGACTTGACCTGAGTCGGCCGAGTTTTATTCGCGTCGGTAAGATTTAAAGAAAACCATGGCTGAGCCGGATTCGTCAATCCGCCCATGAGTCCGCTTCTAAGATTGCGAAGTGAAAGCGTCGCGGTGTTGTTCAGAATCCTCTGATCTTTGCGGGCGCCATCATTGACTTTCTCATTAGGAAATCGCGTCCCGTAAGGATCTACATAGGAGCTTACCTCTTTCCAATCCGGCTCCCATGATGAACGCTCGTTTTTCAGCGCGCGAAGCCGTCTCTCGTAGCGATTAGGCTCTGAACGGGCCATGGCAGTTACTGTCCTAATAGAGTTTTACCACCGGAGGACGCCCCGCTTGATCCTGTTCCTCCTGTCAGCATTGTGGATTTACGCCCGCTTGCGCCGGCTCTTCGGCGCTTTTCGTTATCACGTGCTGCGGTTACACCCGCATCCGTTTCTTCTACGGCGGGGACATACGTATCGACTTCCTGAACTTTAGGCTTGCTGCTGAAACACATCTTGGGAGTTCTCTCTTAATCTTTCCCGTTAGTTTCTTATAAGCCTATGGCCCGTTTTCGAGCCATTTATTTATTGCTTAGAGTTCTATATAATGCAATACAATCGTATTACAGAGATTAAAAAATGACTACAGCCACAGTTTCTTTTCGTATTCCTACTCAGATTCGTGACTCTGCAAAACCAATTCTCGAAGCCAACGGAATGACAGTATCGGAGCTTTGTCAGAATGTTTTGGCTTATGTTGCCGAAACAGGAAAACTACCGATTAAAAAAGTCGTTCTCAGTGAAGAGGATGAAGAGTTGATTCGTATCGCTCGTAAGCGCTTGCAAGAGCCCGGATCTATTCCCGTTCAGCTTAAGGATTTGTAATGGCTTTTTCTCTTGAATTTAAACCTTCAGCATGGAAAGAGTGGCAAAAGCTAGACAGCACTATCAAAATCGGATTTAAAAAGAGACTGAAAAAAGTATTGGAACAACCAAGACTCGAAGCCAATAGGTTATCGGGCCTACCGGACTGCTACAAAATCAAGCTGAGAACCTTAGGTTATCGCTTGGTTTACCAGGTCAATGACGGACGAGTTGTTGTCCTTGTGCTTGCGGTAGGGAAACGTGAAAAATCTATTGTGTACAAAAAGACCAAAGATCGGCTTTAATTCTTTTACCCGAACGGATCAAACTTCATATCTGCAAATTCCGAATATCCCTGCGGCTGATAGACGCGCTCGTCAACCCTCAGGGCCAGTGTAAGCGCCAGAGCATCACCGGCATCAGGTGACGGCAGACCTCGTTTTTTCATATCCTCTTTGCGCTCCAGCTTCAGTCTTTGCTTGTTGTCATGTCCATACTCCGGACCGGTAAGATCAGAGGCTAAGGCTTCATCATGCGCAATCGCTCCCGTTCTCAGCCACTCCCTTAAGCGAAACCACATCTCAGCCCGCTTATTTGCAAACTGCGTTTTATCATCGGCCTCAGAGCCAAAGTTGATCTTATGCACCGGCCATCTGGTGCGCTGCTCTAAGAAGTCCAGAATCGGGCCGCCCAAGCCTCCGTCATCTCCGAATATATGAATGCTCTTAAAGCCCAACCTTTCTAACTCAATCACGTGGTCAAGTACTCTCTCAACTGTCAGATTTCCCGGCAATCCATGAAAACGCTTTAAAGGTAATGTGGCATCACGTCCGATTCTTGTTGCGATCACTGTTGAGTCGTCTCCGAATCTGGCAAAGTCCACCCCGACCATTGCACAAAGGTCGTACCTCGGACCGGAGCCTTCGCGGCTGTAGGCCGCATCGATAAACTGCGCGTCTGAGGCGCTTGGAAATACGCCTCTTACTCGGACCTTAAAGAAATCTGAATCTTCTCCGTAGTCTTCTTTCCATTCTTCTATTTTGGCTTTATTGGTAATCTCCACGTCGCGGGAATCAATTTGCCGCGTTATCCAACGATGACGGAATTTATGAAAACAATCGAAGAACCGTCCTGTTGACTGAGTAGGGTTTCCGAAACAAGCCCAGATGATCTGAGTGTTTGCGTCCGTCATCGCCCCTTCGGCTACCTCCCATATCCGATCCATAATTGCAGAGGCCTCATCAAAGATCATCACCACACGGCTTCCTTTATTATGCAGTCCTGCGAAAGCCTCAGTATTTGTCTCTGACCAAGGAACCGCGTCTATACGCCAAGACTTTTCATGCCCGCGCTGTTTGCTGACTATAGCGGTAGCAGTGAAGTCAAACCAGTAGGAAAAGAAACACAGCCTATGCCATTTTGCTAATTCCGCCCACGTCTTCGTTCTCAACTGGGTATCCGTGTTTGCCGTCACCACGCCTCGGGTGTCCGCACAAGTAGACATCGCCCAGAGAATAATCCAAGAGACCAACGCAGATTTTCCAATCCCATGACCTGAGGCAGTAGCTGTTTTTACAATGGCTGCATTAATAATTGTGCCAAAGGGCTTCCCTTTTTTAAGCTCGTTTCCAATATCGTTTAAAACATCCTTCTGCCACTGCTGAGGCCCTTTTGTACCGGCAAGCTCCCCATAGCCCCAGTCAAAAGACTTTTCTACAAACAACAGAGGATCGTTAGCGCATTTGCGAGCTAACTTAATCAGCGTTTCAGTTACATTCATGCTTCTATTCCCCGACGCATTATTACTTCAGCTAATTTCTCAATACCGTCTTTTTCGCTTTCGTCTTTGTTATAAGCGCCTAAGTGTTTGCCGAGCATGTCCATACACTTCATTAGGTTTGTCGCATCTGTAAAAGACTCAACCGCTCCCTCATCGCTTTCTCCCAGGAGCACTGTTTGCTCAAGCGTCCGTTTATAAGCAAGCATGTCTTTGCGCCAAGCAACAGCGTCATACTCTGCTTTCTCGGAGATTATTCTCTGCTTCTCTGCGATTGCGCTTTGAATGTTTAGTTTTGTTAAGTTCTGAGCGGCTATGGCTCTTGCTGTTTTAGGGCTGTATCCCGCGCGTATAGCGGCCTGCGCGGCATTATTGTCAATAACAAATTCTTCTACAAATCTCTTTTGCTTAGGAGTCAATTTAGCGCTTCCAGTCATACTTTGACCTCCTCGGAATCTCCTCTTCGGTTTTATTTGTCACACTCATCCAGAGTCGCAAGAGTCTTTCGCCGACCTCAAATTTTGGCTCCGTTCCTTCGTTGTACAGTCTGGCAACTTGCGAACGGCTTAACTGCAGGTCCTTAGCAATACGGCGAAGTGATCGGCCTTTATAAATTAAATCCCGAAGCACCGAAAACCAATGTACCGGACAGTCTGCACCTGATACAGAATGTCTTAATACATTGGTCCTCTTCCGAGCCTTTTTGAGCGGCGGCTCCGGTATCGCCCAGAAACTTAACTGCTCCACTAATCAAAACTCCTGATACTTCCACCCTCCCGAGCCTGTCGGATAAACCACCAGCATCCGAAACGGATAGTTCGTTGCGCACGCCTTAGTTTTAACTTTGGCATCATCGGCAAAAAACTTTGGAGATCCTTTAACTTCATGCAGCTCTATGAACCCTTCTTTTGTCAGCACCATGAAGTCCGGGCAGTACCAACAGACATGATCCGCTATCTTGAGGCGCACGGACTCAAACCACCATGCCTGAATTTCACCTCTTGCCCTCTCTGACTCCAGATAGTCCCTGTACTTCTTCTCCGTTTCGTTGAGTTCTCCTGCCTTCATCCTGCCTTTGGCATAGCCTCCCGCTGATTTGGCATTAAATGTCGGCAGTTTGAGTCTCTTAATTCTTATCGGAGCATTCTTTGTTTTCTCCTGGAGCGCTTTCAAGGCAGGATCGTCAGCGCTTTTAAATCTCATCATCGCCATTTTTTGTTCCTCCTTCGCTCAGCATGAATCACCTCTAGAGCCGAGAAAAACACCGTACAAAGAATAAACGCGCCAAGGAACCAAATGTCGTAAAAAAGGTTAGAACCGGCGACTGCAGCATACAGATAGTCAACAAACGACAACAGCCCTCCGGCAGCAGCGATTCGCAGAATGAATTCCCGCAGGAATTGTGTAAGCAACTTAATCATTTTTCTAAATCCTTTTAAAACTGCATAAAAACGTTTTTGAGGCGCTTATTTTCTTCTTGCGTGTGTATCATCTTCTAAAAGTTTTCTCGTTCTTGCTTCTCTAATGCTGAAAAATTAGCCTCTCTGCGCGATGATTGAAGCATGAGCCTTGTATCGGTCAAACCTTTTATAGAAATCGATTCTGCGAGCGATTATGTCCTCCTGAGCTCGTTTATAAACTCCGCATCTGCTCCACGAAATCGGAAGGCACTGGCCGTTTCCTCCTCTTGTCGGGTGATTGCAAAAAATATTCATCAGAGCAAACCAGGCCTTGTTGGATTTAATCTTTTTCCCGTCCTTTCTGACCCAGTACGAAGCGGCATACTCGCAATAGAGGCAGGTCATTTATCGCCTCCTTTGTAGACGACATAGAACATGTAAAGAAAAAACAAGAGATTTGCGGCCGCAATTACAGCTGCAGCGATCAGAATTAAGCCGAGTAGCGTCATCAGAAATACTCCCTCTCGTTGCTGCGCCTCACTTGCTCTTCGATTCCTCTCACTGCGTTCAGCATCGAGACAAATGCTTCGTCTTTTACTTCGCTTTCCGTTTTTGCCGATTCGATTTTTCCCGTGAAGCCTTTTCTGGACTCGGACAAAAGCCACCCTTGCAGGCGCTGGCCGAACTCATAGGCAGACTCGACTCGATAGACTCTCTCCCCTGCTCGGTCAAACCCAACTAGTTTTTTTCCAACCTGCAGATGCCCCAGCCCGATTTCCCGCAGAAACTGATCGATAAGCTCGACCCTGCGAGTCCCTTTTGGAAACGTGAAGCTGTAGCGGTAAGGGTCGTAAACGAGCCTTTCGGACATGCGCAGCAAGCTCTCATGCTGACGCAGAAACTCGGAGATACGAGGCCAGTACTTCGCATCCACTCCGTCGTGAAATCGGCAAACGCTGCGCCTCATGGCAATGTCCGCCCCGCTCAGCATGCACGGACACCCATGAGCAGCGCAGGCAATCGGAGCATACTTCGGTCTTTCCTGCGGGGTCTCAAACGAGAAATCCAAGGAACTTTTCCTAGCGGTCATGGTACTTCCTCTCGCAAATTTTCGTGAAATTGTCGGCGTTCATGAGCCACTCAAGGGTTGCAACAAAGCTTCTGCCGCCCTTGTCCTTGGTTTGCCCCATGAGGAACGGGGAATGGCTGACGAACTCGAAAAAACGCCGGAAAAAGTCCAGCCCCTCGGCTTCGTTTTGGAACTCCTCCTGACGTGACATCTCCCGCCATCTTGCCGCCATGGACTGCCTTCGCTTGGCCGTGTTCCACATCCGAACTCGCGGCAGCGACGGCAGGCACTCGTGGTAAAGATCGATGAGTTTTTGCTGAGGGCAATGCTTGCCTACCCTGACCGCTCGCTGAGCAGGCGTCAACTCTGCGGCGGTATCCGGGTTGGGTGTCGGAGTTTCTCCCTGCGGAGGCTCAGGCCGCGGGGCAGCAGAGGGCGCTTTTTCCTCTGCGGACATATGTTGCGTAGCAACATTAATATACTGTTCCTGTTCCTGTTCCTGATTTGGCATACGGTTAGGGGAACCGTTACCGATACCGTATCCAGCGAGTTTCTTAAACTCTTCATCAAGCGCCTGAATATATCGACCGCCTAATGCCTCACACGCCGTAATTGCGGCCTTTGCGATAGTTTTCAGTAATTCGCATTCCGGCAAAACATCCAGAAGCGAGGACCAACTTTTGACAACGTTTGGATTTTCGGGCGGGTTATATTTGAAAAAATTTTTGATGAAAAATAAGCCTCTTTCGTCGTAGTCGATCATGCCCATTTTTTCATGGAGTTCTTGATACCCTTTGGCATACCGTTTCTCATCCATGTTTAAATATCTGCAAACGGTATATTTATCAATCGGGACGGCTCCGATCATGGTCCCCTGAGGCGCAGTAAGAAGAAAGATAAAAATCATCTTCCCTTCATCGCTCAGCTCAAAAAACTTCGCGTCATTCCACATGCGAACATCGACCTTTTTATATCGAGCCATTACGCCTCCCACCCAAATACGGCTAACGCAATCATCGCGATCAATGAGACAACGATAAAAGCCACAGTCCAATTAAAAAGAAAATGCGAACCCTTTGACAGCCTCTCGGCATCCATCATCTGCAGGCGATTCCTCATACGAGCCTCGCGCCTTAATTCCGCTTCATTCAACGACATCTCATTTCTCCTCGTTAGTTCGATAGGGTTCAGGTAAGGCTCGAAATGCGACAACTGCAAAATCTTTGTCTGCCCACCCTCTGACCCCGTTTAAAGAGAAGAAATCCAACACGTCTATCTCTCCGTTTCCACCTTGGACAAGGAACGGCGTTACAGTACCGTCCTCTACCGGAGGCATTACAGCCGGATACGGGTTCCAGCCTTTTTTGTTGTAGATCGGTGTCACGCCGAGAACTTCGCTTCGCTCGACCGTTATTGTCAAGCCGGCCTTTACCCAATAGAAAAAATGACTGACATAGGCACTTTGTCCTTCAATTTCTTCATCAATTGCCGCATCGCCAAAAATAACCTGCAGTCCCTTGAGAATCTCTGGATGTTTGAATTTATACTTTGACACGATCTTCACCTTGCGTCTGATGCAGGAGCTTCACCTGCTTGTTGTGTTATCTTTTCCTTTGTTTTCTTCTCTTGACATTCAATCGGTTCAGCCGGCGCCGTCGATTCTTTAGATTTGGAATCCTGAAGATGCGCACTTCTCGCATACCCCGCCTGTAAAGCGGCGTGATATTTGCGGTGAATTGTGTACGGCGTTATTCCTAACTCCGCCTCAATTTGACACGGTGAGCGGCCCATGGCGGCCATCCGAGTGATTGAGAGTTCGATTTCTGTCATACGTTCACCATTTGATCTGTGCCGATGTCATTTTTGTCGCTCCGCGAGCGTGCGGACTGGCATCGAGCCAATACCCCGCGTAATCGGGATCAAATCGATCCGGGATAAACCGCAGCCAAACATGATTGATTCCGATGATCCGGACCTCATCATTGAGTTCCTCACACAAATACAGACTCAGACTCTCCTTGAGTTCTGTTTCATTGCACCATCCGCACGCAAGGAAATACCCGTCGCATTCGTCAAAGAATCGAATTTTGCCCACTGGGTGCTGAGATCGTTTCGCCATGTCCGTCTCCTAAAACACACCGAGCCAGCTGAGAATGAGATAGACAATCCAAATGAAGACTGCAACGATTGCAGCGGGCACTGCAATGCTGACGAGCAACCCTAGGACCGCACCAATGATCCCAATCACGAATACAACAATGTTCTCCAGGATGTTTCTTTTCTGTTTAGCCATTTTTGACATCCTCAGAACCTAACCGATTCTGAATCTCCAGCCACTCGTCGTCAGAGAAGCATTCAAATTCAAACATCTCTTTGACTGTTTGGATCCTCAATAGTTTTCTGTCGTATAAATACGAAATACAAACAATCTGATCTGTGTTAAAAATGTTGTCTCTGATTCTGAGTAGGTTCATTTAGGCCCCTCTGGTTACTGTGTCTATCCGCAGATTTGTTATTAAGTTTTGGTCCCCTAATTATTGAGGGCAGCAACGTATAACCATCTGATCTAATTTGTTTTTTCTTCAATCGAATCGGTACATCTCGTAATCCTTGCTAAGACAAAGCTCTACCGATAGCGTCAAAACTCATGCCTCGGCTCCAATCAACCGAAAATTTCTGGTCTTAGCTCTTTTCTGCTAACTTCGCCTGAGGTGTACTTCTCAATCAATCTGCATTTTTCTGGCGACGGTTTTTGTTTATTTCTCCTCCACATGCTGACATTGGAAGGCGGAACTCCAATGGCTTTAGCCATTTCTTTTGCACCGCCCCGGCCGGTTTTTGTTAAGAATTCATCGAGAGTCATAAACGACCTATATTTAAATTACTAATACAGTAATTATTTTAAATTTATTTTGGTAATTTTGGCAAGTCGTGTTTAGTAATCTAATTACAAAGGAGAGTAACAATGGCAACTGCAAAAGAAATTCGTCGAGAGAATCTTAAAGTGCTTGTTGAACGATTTGGCTCGATGAAGTCCCTCAATGAACGACTGGGAAGAAAAGACAATACATTGACACAAATACTCAATGCATCTATTCACTCAGAAACCGGCAAAAAAAAACAAATGGGAGACCGTCTCGCTCGCTCTATTGAGCAAACTCTATCCCTTGGAGATGGCTGGATGGACGCCGACCACTCTGAAGATCCTGATGCAAAGTCCAATTTAATCGCTCTGAATAAGCTCAGTATCGAAGCAGGCTGCAATCCTGCAGGAGGAAGCGACGGAGAAAACTGTGCCATTGTTGAGCGTATCGAAGTCACTCCGGAATGGTACAAACAAAACATTTCCAGATACCGGTTACACGGCCACGATCTGATTACTGCACGCGGGGATTCTATGGAACCAACAATCAATTCAGGAGATATCGTCGTCGTTGATACTCATGACCACGACCTTACTCAAGAAGGCATCTTCTGCGTCAATTATGGAGCTGGCGTCATGCTCAAGCGCATCCAAGTGCTGCCCTTTGGTGTTGAATTCATTTCCGACAACAAGCTATACAACCCTTTTGTACTAAAAGGCCAAGAAGTGAATTCGGTAAATATCATTGGAAGAGTTGTAACGGCGCTTTGTGTTAGAAAATTCCCAAGGGGAATTTAGATACATCCTTCATTCGTAAAACGCAACCTGCCTAGTGTACCGTAAGAAAGAACCCTATGACACCCCGTACAGATGCGACACATATTAACGCATAATCATTTATAAAAGACTTTAGGAGGCAAAATGTCTCAGTACGATGTTCCAGAAAACGACGCAAGAGAAATAATGCTACTTCCAAAGGAGGGAGAACCAACTGACTGGATTGCAAATGATGGCTCAGAGAATGTTATTTCAATAGCTTTCCCTGCCGTTGTCACAAAGGGTGTTCCGTTGCCTGGATTGAAAGTTGTTTTTGATTACAAATACCCCCACGACATTCCTGGTGAAAGGATACGAGCAACACTCTTTCAAGAAACAGGTAAAAAGAGACAACGAATGAGGCAGCGCGTCTACCAAATTGAAGTCAGAGCTGGGAAGATCCATTCTGCTCATCAATTGCCACATGAGCACATTGGAGCGCTAAGATTAAACCTTGAAAAAGTACTTAACTTTGGCGAGTGCTTAGATCTTTTTTGCAAAAAATGTAATTTAACAATTTGCGGGGATCAAGAAATTCGTGACCCGGAAAAATTCGAGTTATTGCCATGATCAACGAAAGATTGCCTGACATTCTAGGAGAGAGTTTTCAGCTAGTACTAATGCAAGAGAAATCTTCCATTTGGCAACTTTCATTGCCTATCAAAACTCTCGATAACGACAACTTTGAAATCTACTTAAGAAAAACGGACAAAAACTATCATCTCTTCGATGATGGGAATACGTTGTGGACAGCCACAGGCTTAGGTGCAACATCTAAACTCTTCAAAGAAAAGCTTGCACTTGTAGCTCACATAAATGGACTAAACCTAGATAAGTTTGGTGAGTTGAATGCTACTTGCACTGAAGATAATTTGATTGAGACCGTCGGAAAGTTCATTAAGGCATTAAATCAAACCGATTTATTTTTAGCTACTGACCTAGAGCTTTTTCAGGTTAAAGAAAATCTATATGAAATTGCCAAAAACATGTTGTCTGAGCTAACTACTGGGTTAGTTTGCAAGCCAAAGATTAGTTTCACTGGCTACTCTACCAATAAATATTCATTCGATTTTAAGATCAACGATCTACTTGTCGATGCCTTACCTCCATCTGGAAACAGTATCAACTCTTGCATAGCTAAAGTAGTCGATATCAGAGCAGCACTTTCCGATGAAAGAGAGCAAAACTTCTATCCAACTGCTTTAATTGACGACAGATTCGTGGATAAAAAAGACAAGCATATCAATGGATTTTTGAAAAAATTAACAACGATAATGAGCGCTTATACTTTCTCTCAAGCCCCTAGACTCATTGAAAGAGCTTCTTTTCTTTAATCCAGCTACGCCGCCTCCGGGCGGTTTTTTCATGGCCGCGAGAGCGGCTTTTTTGTTGCCTAAAAGAGACACGCAAAGTTTGATTAATGTCAAAAATTATTAATTTAGTAATTGAGAAGTTACTAAATTAGTTGACTAAAAATTACTAACTTAGTAATATATCTTCATCGATAAAAGGATGGAGAAGAGATATGGAACTCGCCCACGACAGCGACTGCTCTGTCAACAATGAGCCAGCTTTACCTGCCGGCCCATGCGATTGCGGAGCAGAAGCTAGAGCTCGGCATCAATACGTGAAAATGCTGGGTCAGATTTTTTATAAAAAGGCGGCTCGCTGTAAAAATGCTCTTCGGTTAAGACTAGTCCTTGGATTTTGTCGATCCGAAAAAGCCTTCAGCAAGGCACTGTTCCTGAATTTGTACCTCCTGCTGTTTGGTAGCCGCGAACGGCGGCCATTCCTGCGGTGGTGTAGCCGAGTGTCGCGCATTCAACAACTCTATCCAGACCGTCGTAGTTAAAGGTCACGAACCTCATCTCCTTTATTGCAGAGACTAAGACAACGTACTTATTGAAAACATTCATTTTTCCCTCCATAGAGATAGTTACAAAAAGTTCGCAACTAAATTATCCCGCGGAGGTGGCAGCCGGGAAAGACCGGCATCTTAAAAGGGAAGCAAATAGATGAAAGAAATAAATAAAAAGATCGCCAACCTTTCTGAGGTCTACAAAGCTCTCAGTAAAGAGATGCCGCATCAAAACGAGACGGCATCCCGCGAGTTCACTGAGGGCCTTAAGGCTCTTGAATACGCAGTTTGGTGTTTAAAAAATGCTCAGGCAATCGCTACGGATTCACCCACACAGGTGCATCGAATTTTTCCAGAGTCTTACCTTGTGGAACGCTCTGAGGTGATACGAACCCATCTTCAAGAATTCGGATGTTGGCTATCTCAGACACCTCGAAATACTTCAGAGAGTGCGGATTGCCGGAGTTGCTCCCGCCCCGAATTTGCAAGCCCATCAACTTGTTTCTGCCAAGAATGTACGGAGACACAACGCGCATCTGACCGTGATAAGTAAAAGAGACTGCCTTGCGAGCATTTAAGGCTGTCAACAATAACTCATAAGGAAGCATTTCTTTTCTCCTATAAAAAATTGAAGTTAGACATCTCAATTTTAGGAGGTGGCAGCCGGGAAAGACCGGCACTCACAAAGGCAAAAAACATGAAAATCAAAACCGCTTTGCTTGACGCTTTAGCCGCCTTCATTCTTTGTTTCATGCCGTTCGGTATGTGGTTTGTCGTCTGGCTGCAGGAGGCAATGCGATGAGACAAGTCGTTTACGCCCGAATGCCGGGACCGGGCGATCTCTGGGCGCGGGAGTACGAAAAGTACTGCGGACTGGATGAGGAAGACTTCCTCGCTTGGCTCGATCAGTATGACCGAGAACTCAGCCAAATGTACATCGACGGAGAAATCGATGACTCCGACGAAGAAATCATCGAAGCTCATCAAAAATGGGAGAACGAAGAAAATGAAAAGCAGAGAAGAGTTCGTCGCTGGTAGGAAGTGCGGCATTGGCGGCTCTGATGTCGCCGCCATCTTAGGCTTAAGCCCGTGGAAAACTCCGCTTGACGTTTGGAATGACAAACTTGGCCTTTCGGAGGACAAGGAGCCGTCTGAGGCTGCTTACTGGGGAACCACCCTGGAAGAGACGGTTGCGAAAGAATTTCAGCGGCGAACCGCTATGACCGTCCAGCGGGTCAATCATCAATTTACTGACAAGGACAACGCCTGGATGATTGCCAACATTGACCGAGCAATCGTCAACCCAGATATTGCAAAACGAGTATGGCCGTGTCTCAAACAGTCCGACCTCGCAAAATACGGAGGCCGCCCCCTTACAACGGATATCGCATTCGAGGCAAAAACGGCTAATGCTTTCGCGGCTGATCTCTGGGGACCGTCGCAGGAACTTGAGATCAAGCAGAACAATCTCAAAACCGAGCATGTCATCCCACTCTATTACGAGACCCAGATTCAATGGTACTGCGGGATCCTCAGGCTGCGGGGAATGTACCTTGCTGTCCTAATCGGAGGGTCCGACTTCCGGATGTACTGGATCGACGCTCGAGCGGATGTATTCCATGCGATTAAAGAAAAGTGCAGCGCCTTCTGGCACAACAACGTTCTAACCAAGACGCCGCCGGAACCTATCAACATTAATGACGTTTTGAAACTTTATGGAAAAAGTAATGGTCAGTCTATGGAGGCTGAAGGTGATCTTGCTGTTGATTATGGTGAATATTCACGTTTGGCTGGTGAAATTCAAGAGCTTAAGAAGCAGCAGGAGGCAGTCAAGTCAAAAATTGCAATCGCAATGAAGGATAACGAGATTCTTACGCTCGGCGGTAAAAAAGTACTCACGTACAAGACGCAGACCCGAAAGATTTTTGACACTGAGAAATTCAAAAACGACAGCGTTGATGAGTACTACCAATACCTGAAAACAAGCAGTACCCGTGTGATGCGGCAGTGCGCCTAACCCAATCAATCAACTTTAATCAGACGGAGCAGATATGCCCAGAAAACCTAAAAATGTGGAACAGACCACAACAGTCACAAACATCAGCCTTAACGACGACTTCGACACGCCTCTGCTGATCATCGCTCTCAAGCACGAGATCACCAGAGCAAAACACTTCACTCGCATCAGCAAAGACGAAAAGAAGCGTCTGTTCCATCGCACGGTAGAAAGAACCTATCAGCAATTGCTGAATGCTATCCAGTCCGCTTAACAACTTTTCATAGGAGATCAATATGTCCACCAGTGACCAACTTGCCGCCGTTGTCGGCACAAACAAACAGTCTCGGGCCCCGGCTGCGCCAAAAAAACCGGTTCCGGCTCTGGTTAGAACCGTGTTGTCGCCCGGATTTAAGAAACAGCTGGCAACAGCGCTGCCGAAGCATTTAACCGCTGACCGCATGGCTCGCATTGCACTGACCGAAATTCGCAAAAATCCCGCCCTGCTCAAAACACAACCTGAATCTTTCATGGGGGCCGTTATGCAGGCCGCGCAACTCGGCATTGAACTCGGCAGCGCTCTCGGTCATGCCTATCTGGTTCCGTACGGGAATCAGTGCACGTTCATTCTTGGTTATCGCGGAATGATTGATCTGGCCAGACGTTCCGGACAGGTGCTTTCTTTGAACGCCTATGTTGTTCGTGAGGGGGACGACTTCTCCTATCAGCTCGGCCTTCATCCGGACATTCATCATATCCCCTCTCCTGAGGCTAATCGCATTAAGCAGCCTGTCACATTTGTTTACGCGGTTGCCAATCTTCAGGGCGGCGGCTATCAGTTTGAGGTAATGAGTCGCGCTGAGGTCGAAGCAGTAAAAGCAAAAGCCAAATCCAAAAATGTTTGGAATAGTTATTTTGACGAAATGGCTAAAAAAACCGTGATCCGACGACTGTTCAAGTACCTGCCGGTATCGATCGAGGCATTACAAGCTGCCGCTCTGGACGCTAAACGAGAAGCCGGAGAAGAGATTAAGGCTGAAGACGTGATCGACATTAACAACGTCACAGAGGCTGATTTCACCGATATTACTGATGCTGAGGTTGTCCAAAATGAAGCGGATGCCGCTCCTGCGGCCCCAGACGGGAACTTAATCTAACTTTCGAGGCTGCAAAACATGATTAACGTAAAGCAACTCAAGGCAATCGCGGCATTCATACAAAAAGACCGTTTCGACGCAAGAGGCGGTCTCACGATCAATTTTGACAAATCGGAGATTTTCGCCTGCAGCGGCAGTAATGCGATTCTTGTTGAATTAGTTGACGGACTAGAAGGGAAAGGACAAACCATCGTCCCCCGTGATGTTGTGATGTCGGCTATTGTCCTTATCGGCGACGGGTACATGCGAGCCAGTCGCGAGGATTTCTGTGGTATTCCCTTTGAACCGCTCACTTCCGACCTCTTCAAGGATTACCGAAGCATCTTTACCTATGACGACTTCAAACTGCCCGGAAGACCGGGGCTCTATCAAAGCAGCTCAATGAAACTGCTTGAGAAGCTGAACAATGAATTTAAAGGGCGCGGCGAGTTCTATTTGCCCTCTTCACCGGAAAAGCCGCTTATTCTTGAAATCGGGCAAGCTGAAATAGAACCACCCGAGGATGATCCGGACTGGGTGTCCCCTACTGAAATGGTCAAGGCAGCAATAATGCCGCTTAAGCCTTCAATAAAAAATACCTGGAACGGGATAAATGTCAAAAAAAAAGCGCAATAAGAAATACAAGCCGATAACTGTCCGCATCGGGCCTTACTACTCTGAGGAGCAGCGCCGCCAATGCGAGTCCCAGCTCAACGATGTTGCGCTCTACGTTGAATGCACGCTTCCCAGCGGGAACGCAACGGATCATGAAATCGATTGGATTGAGGATGTTCTGAACTGGGCCTTAGGACTTCTGCACCAAAGATATAAACGGCTTGATGCAGAAGAACTACAGGAAGTTGGGCCGATCATTCTCGCAGGCAGGCACGCTTTGAACAGTCTGATCGATAGAAAAAATGAAGGAAAGACCACAAAATTTATTGCCACCGGCGACGAATTGAAGGCGATCAGCGCAGCATTCGCGATCATCATCCCGATGCTCAAAGAAGCGATGACGTTATCGCCGAGACGGACGATGAATGAATTCGATTGGGCGCATAGGAGAGCCATTCAAAACTTTAAGAAAACGGAGAGAGAGAAATGCAAAAAGTTGAGTTAACCAAACAGGAGGCGCTTCTGGTTATGCGCATGCTCAATTACTTTCTGATTGCGCAGTCAAAAAAAGCGACTCATAAGAGCGACGTAGCCGGTGCCAAGGATCTTAAAAACAATCTTTTTAGGCAGATCATGGCTATCGACAAGGAGTTATGCAATGCCGCTAACAAATGATTCAGCAGCGGCGCCGTGCTCTCTCGTTACGGTAAATATTAAATAATTGGAAGAGGAATAAAATGGTAGCAGTATGGATGACCAAAAAAGAAACTGCTGAGTACTTGAAACGAACGCCCCGAACAATCGACATTTGGATCAAACTCAATTATTTCCCAAAAGGCATTTATAAAATGGGTCGCCCTTATTGGAGAGTTGATCAGGTTGATAAATGGATGACCCAGCGGCCTGATCTGAAGCGCTAAAACGCAGAAACCCCGGAGTGAATAACTTCGGGGATTATTTTTTCTTCGTGGGCCATTTAGTGGGCCATTTTTCTTTAATCTCTGAAAACCCGCATGGATATTGGGGTCTTGGTGGAGAAAATGGGGATCGAACCCACGACCTCTGCATTGCGAACGCAGCGCTCTCCCAGCTGAGCTATTTCCCCACCGATTTGGAAACTTTCGACATTGTGCACTAAAAAGAAGCTTCTAGCAACTCAACAAACTAAGGGTTTTTACTTACTTAATAGAAGGTTGGTTAGAATTCAAATAGTTATTGAGCGCTTCTTCTCCGTCAATTTCCTGCGCCTTCTGAATTTGTTCAGCGCTCATTCTGTTTTCCAGTGCGGTAAAAGCCTGTTTAACTTCGTCAGTCGCGTTTTTATCCAATGCGCATTGATTGAGGATCGAATAAGCTGTGACCGGATCAAAATGGATCCAATTGGGCTGAGACAGTCTCATTGCGAATTCAC